TGGCGAACGAGCCGAAGCTTACCCCGCCGGTCTTGGTGACCGCCAACGCCCCGGTGCTGGTGTTGATCGTGCCGTCGCCGCTGACCGTGAAGCCGCCGAGAACGCCCGCGTTGTTATACTGGATCTGACCGCTGGAACCGCCAGCAGCGCTACTTAGCGTGACGGTGACAGCGCCCAGATCGTCGCTCGTAACGTTCACCGTAGCGCCCACGAAATCCAGTGAGATCGGGGACGCTTCGACTTCGACGCCGTTGAGCTTGATGGACGTCAAGTCGGACATCAGAACCCAGCGCCCAACGAGCTCCTCGTAGAGGAGCGACAGGCCACCGCGATTGTCGGCCGGGTTGGGGTCTATCGGTCCGACAATCTTGTACGTGGCGTAGCCGGTGACCCTAACCGGAACCTCGGTGGCCACCGCCGCGAAGGCGTCCGCCGAGGTCGCGTAGAGGGCGATGTCTAGGGTGGTGCCGAACAGGAGCACATCCGAGCCGCCGTTGTTCCCATAGATGCTGAAGGCGTTAGTCCAGGTCTTCCCGCCGTTGTTCGCATCAAGCGGAAAGGCCGAGTAGGCATCCCAGGACAGCAGGCCGCCGCTATCCGCAGCGAGCGGCTTGGAGAACCGCAGGACCTGATCAGTGGCGTACCCAGACAGGGTGGCGATATAGGTGCTGCCGCTGGCTTTGAGGTCCGTGCCGACAATGTTCACGCCCGAGCCCGGCAGCACCGGGACTTCGACGTAGCGCCAGAGTTGGGAAACGTCTGTGCGACCATAGTACGAGCCGAAAGCTCGGTCGGTTCGGGTGGGCGCCCCCTCCCCGCTCTCAAAGGTGATGTCGCCAATGGTGATCGGGTTGCCGCTCGCTCCCGCCTCCTCGACAATCGCCAGGACGGCGGCGGGATCGAGGTGGTAGGTCGGCAGGTTCAGCGGGGCGTCGTCGGCGGTTTCCTGCGCCGCTTCGGCTGCGGCTTGGGCTGCGGCTGCGGCGGCTACCGCTGCGGCCAGGGCGGCTTGCAGCGCCGTCAGGTCCGATGCACCGCCCGTTGACCCAGCGCCCGCCATCGCAGCCGTGAACGCCGCCTCCAGCGCGCTCGCGACCGCCTCGTTGCCCTTGCCCTCGTTCAGCAGCCAGCGGCGGACAGGATCGAAGTTGACCGCCACGTCAGCGACCCAACGTCACGTCAGCCAGCCCTTGCGTCAGCGCAAAGGGGATGGGTTCTGAGCACCAAATCCGCAGGACTAGATTGTGACCCCAGCCGCACTTGTCCCAAACGGCCTTGGCGTTGCGCTCCCCGATCTTGCCCCAAGGGCGCGGGACAGGATTGCTCCAGTTGCCGTCCCAGCAGAATTGCACCATGACCTGTGGGTCTGAACCTTGGACCCCGCCGTCTCGTCCGTGGCCGTGGTTGCCCTGGATTTCGAGACGGTTGAGCGTCCAACTGCGCCCTTGAAAGCTCATCGGGCCTGCCGTCTCGCGCCACTTGATCAGCGGGAGCGTGTTGTCCCGGTAGTAGTCGTGGGACATTTCGAGGATGTGGGCGACGTTGTAGGGGCCGACGTAATGCCTTCCGCGCCACAGCACATGATGATCGGCCAGGATGCGCTCAAAGAGGCCCGTGGCTGGGTTCGTGTAGCCCCTCCGATGCCAGAGCCCGGTCACGAAGTCATAGACCCATGTGCGGGAGGATTGGGCGGGGGAATTGACCGTAGCGCCCACAGCCGGGAGGTTCAGGACGTAGAAGCGATGGCCGGATTCGTCATAGCTGAACGCGGTGATCTGCTCGGTCAGGTCGGCCCGGTCCAGCGTCGAGAACAGCACCTTCGCCAGGTCGTGTTCAACGGCGGTGTTGGAGATGACCAGGGGAGCCGCGCCGGCACTCGAAATCCGCACGACCTGGCCCTGGCCGTTGGCGTTCCTGGCCACCATCGCAGCGGCGTTGTCGCACTGGACGAGGGACCAACGGGCCGCGCAGCCGATGTCCTGATAGGCCCCCGAACGACGCTCAAAGGCGTTATCCGCCCCGCCCGAGTTGAAGTGGCCCTCCATCGAGTCCGTGCCCGCGATGATGACTTCGCGGTTGACGACCAAGGCAGCAATGGTGTTGTCGGGGCTCCCTTCGGCTGAGAGGAAGTTAAGACCCTCCACCGTGGAAGGATCGTTAATGGCGGAATAGTAGTAGCGCGAGCTATCCCGTTCGAAGTATAGTGTATACCCGTCGATCCAGCGAGAAAAGGTCCCGCGAATAATATCGGTGTCTTCGTTCAGGACCGGCGACAACACCAGCGCATCGAGGTCGAGGACGTAGAACCCGGTCCCGTCCCCGATCACTAGCTTGCCGTTGTTGTCACTGATGCAGACGCGGCCCGCGAACGTCGAGAGGGTCGCCAGCACGATAGGCGCGGTAAACGCGGTCAGGTCGGACGGGAACGTGATCTCGCAGATCTTCTCCGCAACGACCGCGAAGAACCGGCCTCCCATGATGTGGAAACCCCGGATGGCCGGGTCGCCCGTAATGGTTGCCGTCAGGTTCGCCACCCGGAAGAACCCCGGGACCGCATGGAGAGCAATTACGGCCTTTGCGTCGGCGTCGTTGGTTTCCGGGTAGAGGTTGATCGTCTCGCCCGATTGCTGGTCCTCAAACCGGGCTTTCGAGCTGGGTCCGATCAGCGGGACTGAAACGCGCTGCGGAACGCCCATCACCCGAAGTCCGCAGTAACAAGGGCGACGTTCGCAAACGAACGGTTGCCGCCGCCGTTGATGCCCGAATAGGCCGGGCCTGGGGTCAGGTTTCGGGTGTAGCCGTACTGCCCCGGCTCCATGACGCAATCCGTGACGACCGGGGTCGCACCCGTGCCGTAGGCCACGATATTGTTGCTGACGTTCGGGTTGGCCGGGTTGGCGTCAATCGCCGGCAGGCCGAGGAAGATCGAGCGCCGGTACTCCTGCGGCATCAGGCCGATGGACCACATGCCGGTCCAACCGCTGCCCCACGGCGCGTTCGTGGTCTGACCGTCCCGGCTCACGTCAACCAGGGTGTCCAGGATGTGGAATGAACAGCCCGCCGCGCTGCGGACCATTTGCGTTAGCTCGACGTGCGCGAGGCTGGCCGGCTGGACGCCGCCGCCGGTGATGTAGCAGTGATCGTAGGTCATCACCGCGACGCCGGGCGAGGAGAACCCGGAGTCACCCAAGCCCTGAAGCTGGTTCTTGAAGCGGCAGTACGACCAGGTGAGGAAGCCGGAGCCCTGATAGAAGGTGCAGCCGTCGAAGGTGACGTGCGTCATGTTGACGGTGAACAGGCCCGTACTGAGGTCAATGCCGCCGTTGATGTCGGTCGGGTAGGTCATCCCGCCGACCGAGGGGGAGCCGGTGAATGTGCAATCGAGCACGTTCGCGGTGCCGGTCGTGCCGCCGATGTGAAGCGCGGGCGCACCCGTGAAGTTGTACTTTTCGAGGGTCTTGGTGGACGTGCCGACGTTCCACCACAGCGCCCCGTCGTTGCCCGCGCTGATGCCGACGCTGGTCAGGTAGGCGTCAATGGAGCCGGTCCAGGTTCCGTTCGTGTAGGCGTAGCGCGGCCCCGTCGCGCCGGCCGTTTGCAGGTTCCAGACGGCGGTCAGGTCGGTTCCCACAACCGGCGTCGCAATGGCAGCCGGAACCGGGTCGGACGCCCCGCCCGAAGCCGTTCCCGAGGCCGCAGCGGTGAGCGCGAACAGGCCCGTGGCGGCTCCTGCCACCAGTTGATCCGCACGCCCCGCGCCTGCGCCGGTAATGGCCAGCGTCGAGGCCCCTGCGCCCACGATGGGCGCAATGTGCTGACCGACGCCCGCTGCGTCGACAACCAGCGTCGCGTCAGCCGTGCCGGTCGGGTAGTTTCCAGATCCGATGCCGGTGTTGGAGAAGATGCCGAGCGTTCCCGCGCCCGTTCCCGTCACAGGCGCAAGCACATCACCCGCAGCGCTTCCGGCCAGCGCGTCGATGGTCCCAGCAGCGGTTCCGGTGACAGCCTGGACGAACGCCCCCTGCCCCGCCCCGGACATCGACAGCGTAGCCGCAGCCGTCCCGGTCACGTCCACGCCCAGCGGCGGGCTGGAAGACGCCAGAGACCCCGCCGCAATCAGCAGGACGGCGGCCCCGATGCCGGTGATGGCGGCGAATGTCCCGCCACCCGACACGACATGGCCGGAACGCCCGCCCCTCACCCGAACGACCCTCGCCGTGCGGGAGCCGTCGCTGGTGACGGTTCGACCGGAACGGCCTGGGGCGGTGACGCTTCGCGCCACATTAGCCGCCGGGCGCGGTGTAGGTGAAGGAGGTCACGGCCACCGGGCCGCCCGAGACGATGGAGGCAGTGTTGAGGACCAGATCGGAGGACGTGGTTCCAACCGTGCCATCGACCACCCCGGTTCCGCCCGAGGTGCAGAGCCGATACCAAGTGGCCGTGCCGGTCGCGTTGGCGGACGAGTCCGAGGTGATGGTGTTGGCGGTGAGCACGCCCGCGGAGGCCGCCGCCGCAAACGTCGAGCTGCAGGTCAGTTCGGCCAGCAGGGTTTGCGTGGTGATCGCGGTGCCGGGGTTCGCCGGCTGTGTGCCGCTGTAGATGCGGAGCAGGCCGGAAGTGCTGACAGCCGTGGTTATGGCGTCGAGCATGGCGTTGCGCGTCGCCGTGGCGAGTTTGAGGTTGGAGGCCATTGGGGGGGTCCTTCAGGACGTGATTTAGAGGGTGCCGAAGCGGCCAACGCCGCGCAGGAGGGCGGTCGGAGCGGTGACCAGCCGGGGCTTTTTCAGCCGCATGACGCCGTGAGCGGTGCGCGCCATGTCGGCCAGGATCGCG